GTTGAAATATGAGGAAGACCTTGTCTAATGCTCTCTGTTAAGACAGAAAAATGTTTAAATGAAAACATGTTTATTACTTTCAACTATTTTTGATTTAAATTCGGCGCTAATAAGAAAAATATAAGGATTATATGGTATCATTTTGATGTCCAAGTATTTTTTTAATTTTTTTAGCATCTTCATCAGTACCAATATTAGTATGTGACTTCACTAATTTTCTAATACTAAATTGGACCATTCTTGCGTTAGCTTTTCCTGTTCTTTCTCTTATTCTAAATCTACCTGTACCTTGTAATTTTGGAAGCCCTAATTTATGTTTGTCTGTTTTTTCACTTTTACCTGCTCTATAAGTACCGTGTGAATCTATATGTACCACATCTACATGATGATCTCTCATATAAGCATGGGCAGGTGTTAGATCATGATCATCGGACATAATTTCTTCAGCTGTTTTTCTTCTTACAGGGGGTTTATATCCAGGCTTTTGTAAAGAATTTAAATGATCAATTATTTTTTTCTTTTTACCATTGACAGTAATACTGGCATTTTCTACTGCTGTTGCAAATTCTGGTCTTTTTGCTCTAGCCTTATCACTAATATGCCATTTTTGTGTTATAGGGTGTCTATTTAAAGTTATCTGTCCAAAAGCTGCTGTTAGATTGGATTTGTGTTCTCCAGTTACTGAAGATTTTGTGGTAGTAATACCTTCTGAACCAGCAATTTTAATATGTTTACCTTTACCTAATCTTTTATCAATAAGATGGAAGTCATTACCAGCTGTAGCACCAGCACCAGTACCACTCATTAAACCATGAGAGTTTAGATGGTTTACAAGTTTAGTTTCTTGTTCATAACCTATATTTTTAACAAATGATTGTTTCTTAATCTTATTTGTAGAGATGGTTATTCTATTTGATGATCCGGGCTTACTGACAACTACATGGTGAACTCCATTTATAACTTTATGTGCATGCAATGTTACTTTATCATTGGCCTTCAGGTGACCAATGTCTCTATCCACCTCATGCGATCCGTGTGTATGTGCAGGTTGACCACTTACAAATGGTTTAATATACTTATTTGAATCATAATCGGATTTTTGACCAGAAGAATTTAATTTAGCTTCTGATATATACTGAATAAATGAAAGCATATAGAAAAAAACCTTATAGAGTTTTTAAAAAATTCATTATTATTTATAAAACTAAAAAAGAGCAGACCTTTCGATCTACTCTTGAGTTTAGTCTTTTATTTTTTATTATTGTTATTTAGTGATAAACTCTGGAGTCCATCCTTGAAATCCGTGTTGTCCTCGGTTCATAAACTTGCAATATTTTAAAGCTTGATTCTTATCAGTAAACTTATGAATCATATTTTTACTTGCTGTTTCAAAGATATAGAATATATCATCAATATGTCTGATTTCATACAGTTTCATTATTTAAATCCTTCAAACTCGTTAAGAGAAAATTTAGATTTCTTCTTATTTATAGCTTTTTCACGATCACCAAAGTTCCCTTTGTCCATTATAGGCGTGTCATCCACTAGATCTTGCGCAGAATCCTCAACATCATAAAGTTTCATTTTAATTTTATCCACACCGATCACAAATCGTTTACACTTATTAAGATCTGTATATCGATTCTTCAACTGTTTAACCATGATTTGACCTAATCCTTCAAGTTCTTCAGAAGTAATTAGAGCAAACATACTATCACAAATTGCCGGAAGTGCAAAACTTTCTGATGTAGACGTAATATCAATATCAGAATCAGAAAACCCAGATCGAGTTGTTTGAGTAGCAGACACGATTGGCACTTCAAATTCTACGGCTAGACCACGAAGTTCTTCTGCAATAGCTTTTACATATGTATAACTATTGACATTAGAACCCATCTTCAATCTAGAACTAGAACAAATATTAAGATAATCGATATAGATGATATCTGGAATAAAGTTCTTTTTTAACTTCATTTCTTGAAGTAGATGACGAAAGTTAGCAGAACCAGCAGTTGAAGTAGGATATTCTTTGATAATAAGTTTACCAGAAGTCTTACCTCTGGCTCTAAGTATCTTTTTATCAAATAGTTCTTTAGATATAGTGTCTAGTTCACCGATTGGAATATCTAGAATATTAGCATCAATACGGCGAGCAATCTCTTCCTCAGCCATTTCCATGGTAATATAAAGAACATTCTTTCCATCTAGAAGATTACCAGCGGCGGTAGAACACATGAATAGTGATTTACCAACGTGTGGTCCTGCAAGAATAACGTTCAGTGTCTTTTTTGGAAAACCACCCTTGGTAATTCTATTTAGATATTCAAGTCTAAATGGAACTCGATCCTCAGTACGATGATAGTATTCAAAGCGAGGATCTGAATCATCAAAGAAATCATGCCCGATATGAGTATCAAAACTCACACCAAGAGCATCCTGTAGGATCTTTGGGATTGATCCTTTATTGTTATTTGAATCTTTATTGTCTAGGATTTGAATACTTGACATGATAGCATTATAGACTGCACGCTCTTGACAAAACTTTTCAGTCTTATCAAGCAGCCATTCCAGGTCTCTATCATCTTTTTCTGATATCTCTGAAATAACTTCCTTACATTCTTTATAGACTCGATCTTCTAGACTGAGAGAGTCTAGATCAACTTCAATAGCTTTAGCATTTGGAAACTTATTATATTTTTCAACGTAGGAGTTGATAGTTTTATAGATGACTCGATCAGAATAAGACTCAAAATAGTCCTCTTTTAGATATGGAATTACTTTTCTACCATATTCCTCATTGGTTACAAGATTTGTGAAGATCAGATTTGATAGACTCATTATCCCTCCATGGATCTATTTTAAGTATATCATTACAAAAATTTTCTGCAACTGATTGGGCATAGTAAATATTATGATCTTTTAGTTCCACACCACTAATTAATACATCATCATGATAGAACTCAATATAAAGGAATTCATTAATATCAAATATAATTGAGTGTTTTCGACCATTTTTGCTGTAAAAAGTATCAAGTATTTTGTTATTCATTTTCTTCTTCTATCATTTCACCATGAGACAAACTAAATTTATTTTTAATCCAATTAGCAAAATCAGTCGTGTCTAGAAGAGTCTTCCAGAAGTCATTATTATCAATAATATCTGAAGCACGTTTATTTGGACCTAGTTCACCAGTTTCTTTATTAAAAGTTGCATACCAACCCTGCTTTGGTTTTGTAATATAACCTGCTTCTAGAGCTAAGTCAAGGAATCCTGACCATTTATTAATGCCAGAATCAAAGTTTACTGTGATGGGAATCTTAGATTTTTCTTTTACAAATCTAGATTTTTCAACATTGATAATAAAGTGATAACCTTTAAGTTCCTTATCATCTTTATCTTGTTGACGACCAATGATCCAAATGTTATCTGCTGAATAATATACTCCCGTACCTCCACTGACTATAGTCTTACTATACATTTCTTGAGTTTGATACGTATGATTTACAACAACCATAGGAATATCTTTAAGAGTTAGATGAGGTGTGATCATGCGGAAAAGACTCTTTAATTGTTTTGCACGAGACATATCTGCAGCAGAAGAACCCTTTAGAGCATCATCAACTTCTTTCTTAGAAGCAAGATTACCAACCGAATCTACTACAATCATTACTTTATCTTCACGCTTAAGTTCATTTAGTTGTTGCATGATATCAAACTTAAGTTGTTCAATGTCGGTAATAGGTGTATGAACCACTGAATCTAATGGAACACCAAATGAAGTAAAATAAGATTCTGGAGTACCAAACTCAGAATCATAAAATAAAATAATACCATCTGGGTACTTTTTGATATATGAAGCAGCCATTAGAAGACTGAAAGCTGTTTTAAAATGCTTTGATGGGGCTGCTAGAACCAATAGCCCTGGTGTAAGTCCACCATCTAATTTGCCACTTAAAGCAATATTGATTCCTGGGATCGGAGTAGTGATCATATCTTTTTTATTGTAAACTTTAGAATCAGTTAGTGTAGCAGTAAGATCAATAGTACTATTTTTAATAAGACGATCTTTAAGATTCATGATTTATTTGCCTATTTAAACTGTTATTAATTATCTAGTTCTTCTTTAAGTCTTAAGGATCGTATTTTTTATATAGTATAATACTTATATCATGGTATTCTTTTTTTGTCAACCATCAATTAGTTTATTGATCTTTACTATAAAATCGTCAATCTTTTCTACACGATCCTTGCCATTCCATTTGATAAGATCTTTTTCTGGATTCTTTTTAAGATTATTAAGTAATGGTAAAATCATAGTTCTAAGTTTTTCTAGCTTTTCATATGCTGTAGCTACTTCAGCTGATAATTCAGTAGAGTCTTCAAATGAAAATCCAAAATCGTGTTCTTCTTTCATTTTTTTTCTTTCTATTTTATAGTTTAAATCTAAAGCTTATAGTTTTTACAATATGGATCACATTCACGATATAAACCGCATGGGCATCCTCCACCATAATCATATTTTGCCATTAAAAGAATGACTCCAATGTGGAACGTTTTTCTACATCCCAACCAATAATTTCCACAATACCTTTGATTGGATCTAGAAAAGATTTGTTGAACTGAGTATCATAGTCAATATATTTTGCAAATTCAAGTTCCTCAGGTAAATCATCCGGAACTGAAATGACGTGTTCCATAAGCGGATTAGGCAGTTTTAGATAGGCAAACCTAATCTTGTCACCATCACCGATGAGTTGATATTTTGTATCAAGCCCTCGTTTCTGGATTAAGCTATTATAGAGCAAAGCACCTTTCACATGGATTGGAGTACCTTTAGAGTAGATAGTATTCCGATCGCGGTATTTGTTCATACCATTCATACCACGAGGAAATGCCACATCTTCAAATGGTAATTTCATGAAGTCAGTTTTAAACTTTGCAATAAACTGATGCAGAGTTTCCTCTTCACTATTCATGATAATACTAAGACACTCTTTGATATGCGCTCGACATACCTTAGGAGTAGATGATCGGACTGCCTCAATACCCTGAATTTTAAGCTGTGGTTCAGAGAACTGAACTCCCTCAATGTTCCAGGCATTTAGAATATACATCTTAGCTGCTTTCCAAA